AGAACACTTTTTCGATAGTATCTTCATAGTAAGAAATCGTCTCAATGTACATTGGTTCTTTCTCAATCGGTTTGAAATTGAAGAAAGCGTACGCAATGCTACACAGGTACAACGCAACTATTAGCCAAGTAAGGAGTAGAAATCTGGAATTGGATGCCATAACCTGCGACAATGTCTGTTTTTGCGTCATAGAATGGCTCTGCCGTGCTACTCACTATCAACTGAAAATCTTCTAAGTTGTTGTAGTGATAGTCGATTAGAGACATAATGTCGATAATAATTTGAGCAGTATCGCTCAAGACTTCGATTGTGTTTGACTCGCTCTCGAATACTCTATCGAATACTAGAAGAGCAAAGCGATAGTTCACATATCTACCGTCACGAGTTGCTAAATCAAATCCGTCTGGCACTAACCAAACGAGAGGGTAAAACTTCACCTCGTCGACTGCTAGGTTGTACTCTGCGCCAACAGAGAACTTTCCTACCATCTTATGACTTTCGACTTGCGTTCGTATTTTTGCTATGATTTGATTTAGGGTCATTCTTTAAGAATTTAATGAGTTTGGCTTCGTTGTTTTTTTGCCACTTGTTATCTCTCGTTGGGCGGGAAGTCATAGTTCCAGAAACAATCGTCATAGTCTGTTGGTAGATAGATACCTCCTACAAAAGTAGTGCTTGATGGGCGAATAGTATCAAAGGTCGAGCCAGGGTTTAAGAACAACGGGTAGTCGTTTGTGTATTCTCTCAAGTAATCTCTCAAACGATTGGCGTAGTACTCTGCTTTATCACGATAGCGATTCTCTAAAAGAGTCAACTCGTCTACACTTATTGCACGAGCGTTGTCACTCTCTCTACTTGCTACGCTCTTATTCATCAATTTGAACGTCATAGGAAGCATCGCTTCACACAAAGTATAGTACTTCAAGCACGGCGCAATATAAGAGTCTAGAAGCGTCGTATTAAGCGCGGTGAGTGTACCTGCAAACGCTTGAGTTTGTAGTTCGTTGTAGATACCACTTCCAATGATGTCACGAATGTATATCTCTTGACTCTCTTTGATAGCATTTTTTAAGAGTTTGTCATCGACATTCTCGTTGATAGGCGTATTGTCTTTCAAATACGTTGTCGAAACGAAGTATACAAAGTTTGTCATTTCTTTCTTCTTACTACTTTAGAAGCCCAAATATGTCTGCACGATGGGCGATGCACGGCAGGTGATGAATCGGGGATAGTATACCAACCACCACGACGCTTCCACACGTCGTGCTTGACGATAGCGTTCATAGCGTTTATGTCTTCACGAGAATACAACCTATCTAGACCTATCAAAGAGCGACAAAAATCTCTAGACGTTGGTATCAAATCTCCACCTTCTGTGTTTGGTGCTTTCTCGTATTTATAGCGTACGAGTAACTCGGTTTGAATGTCTGCAATTTCTCTCAAGCCGTCGTCTGTAATTGTCAAGCCACCTTCTGCGGGTTGAATCATACCCGTCTTATTCAAGTTATCTATTGCTTGAGACACTTTCAACAAGTCTGCGTCTATGATGTTAACAACTTCGCCTATTGTGATACCCTTGTTTTCTTTGATTGTGTTCAAGATTGCTTTCTCGATGTCACTAGCGAAAGTCATTTTAACCTCTTCAAAGAGAGAAGCATCTTCACCAAATTGAGAGAAGACTTTCAAGTCGCGCTCGTCGTCCCAACCGAAAGGATTGGCTTTTGATAGAGCGACTGCTTCTGCACCTGCGATGTTGTCTCCGTTTGCAATTGGTGGTAAACCTGCAAGTTGACGCTTCTCGTTGATTGTCATATTTGACAAGACGTTGTTCGCAACAAGAGGACTCAAAGAGTTGATAGCATCGTTTAAGTTTGATTGAATCTTCACGGTAGAAAGTTCTGGCAATCCCAACTCTTTGCGTGCTTCTTCGTTCGATATCAAGTTACGAGTATACAAATCTAGATAGTCAAGACCTAGAGGTGGTTTGTTTATAGTCTCAAGTTTTACAGGTGCAATGAAAGAGAACAAGTAAGTCAATTGCTCATCCATTTTACCTTGACGAGGTTCTACATACGATTGTTGAAACATCTCGTATGCTTCAATCATTTCACTACGACCACCAAGTTGACCTTCAACGCGTACACCGAACAACATAGGAGAGTTGATTTTGTGACCCACAAAAATCTCTTGTTGAACCGTCTTGTTCAAGATATCAAATTGCTTATCGAAGTCGCTAGGTTGAATGTTTGAGACAATCGACTCTCTCTCGTTTGGGTCGTTGTACATCAATATCAAACCACCTGCGTTGTCTGTACCTTGATATGAGTCTTTGAATCTACGCTTTGCCTTTCTTGCTTCTTCGGGCGTAGGTACACCCTTAAACATTTGTATCAAGGTTTGCGCTGAGAAACCATTCTTGATAGAGTTCAAATGCCAGTTTGAAACTTCTGTGTCAATTTCGATGTACTTCAACGCACCTACGTAGTCGGGTAAAGGGTAAACACCTTGACCTGGTCGATACATCTTGTAGTAGAACAACTGCTTTGACTCACGAGTGTTCTCATTGAAAGGGTTGTAGTGAACAATCTCTTCTCTACGATTTGACCAATCTTCGCTATAATAGTAGCAATCGTCAAGACCTACTCGTACATTCTTGAAAGGTAAGTGGTAAAGTTCTGCGATGGCAGTCTTCGCACGATTCCAAATTACTTCGATTGCAAAGCCATTGAATAACTCTAAGTCGTAAGCGATTTTTTGCTTTACTTCTTCAAACGACTCGTATGTGTTGATTGACTTTAGTTTTGCTTCTGCTTTTGCTACGTCTTGAGTGTTCTCACCTACGATAGCAGTTCCTACACCTGCAACATAAGACGCTTTTGATGACACAATAGCGTTGTGTTTTGGTGATTTAGAGAACAAGTCTACTAGTAAATCTGGGTACAAGTTGTCGTCACCAAAGTTGTATATGTCTTTCGACTTATTCTCTTTGAATGTCGGTAGTTTATTCTCGTGAAATTGAAGTCTCTCGAAGTTCATTACTAGTAAATAGCGTTTATTCTTTTTTGTCTTTGATAAATAGCATCATAAATCCACCACCTAAGAATACAGAAACCTCGCTCAATGTCGTCTTCTCAAAGAATACGAGTACGAATGAAGCGACAATCACTCCAATTCCTAGAGCAGTAGTCTTCCAATTCTTAAAGATTCTATCTATCATTTGCCTTGACCTTTATACGGCTTTGCGCTTTTGTGCTTGTTGACGTGCTTAGTGTGTCGACGAAGTTTGTTCTTTGGCTTCGCTCTAAACACACTAGTATTGCTAGTCTTTGCCATCTAGTTTCTCGATTTTTTTAGCGTAGTAACGAATCGCGAACAATCCCGATACAATACCAACAAGAGCCAGAATAAGAGAAAAAAGAGGTTGCCAAGTAGTCGCAAAATGTAGCACCGCAGACGAGCAAGAAATACCCGTTGCGATGTTTGCAATTGTATCATTTTCAAAGTGTTTCATTTTGTAACAGGTTTACGCAGTAAGGAGATTCGGGATTAAACTCACAAAATCTTTGTGTGTACATTTCTTCACACCCACTAAAAGTATGAACGCCAATAGGATTTGGAAACACCTCTTTTGTGCTGAATGATTCCAACGGCTCACCATTCCAAAGGATGTCAACGGCATACAACGGGGAAAGGTCTGTGCAGTTACCTTCGTTGTCTGTTGCTAAGCAGATTTGCCCTATTTCGTGTACTGCGCAATTATTGTAAATTACCGAACCCTCAACCATTGTGGATATTTGGGCTTGGTATGTTAGCCATTCGGCTAATGATTGGAATTCGTATTTTGAAAAGGTCATAAGGTGGTTAGTGTTGTGCAATCGGTGTCCGATAGCGGTGAAGGATAGAGTGCCATTGATTGAATGAACAAAGGAACTCCAACGCCTTGTGTTGTTGCGACTTGAAAAAATTGCATTATTGTCGCAGTGAATGTAGTTGCACTAACTTGTTTTGTTCCGTTTACAAAAACATCAGCGGTTGAGCCGTTCCATTTAATAGCGATTTTGGTTGTGTCGGT